CTATTAATTTATTTTATCTTGGAATACCATAAACACCAAGTGTATAAATAGCGTCAAGCGCAGGGTGTGTACTACTAAAAGCATGGTCAATAGTATTAGTACTAACTTTAATGTGTGTATCATCAATAATTTCCAGCATGATTGTAGTTGTAGCTACAGTATTTGTTGCTCCATCTTTCAAAGTCTGCTGGGCACCAACATATTTCTTTTTATCATTTCTGTAAGCAAAAATTGGAGAAATACCAGCATTAGTTTCTATATATAAAAATCTGTAATTCGTCAAGCTGTCGTTAAGTGCAACAACTGAGTTTTTAACGCTACCTTTCCACAGTTCTACATCTCTATTCACATTATCTGCTTTAGAACTGGCATTATTAGCTGTTAAAAGTGCGCTATTCGCTGTCTGCTGTGCGCTATCAGCTTTGTTATCTGCTGATGTGGCTGTGTTCTGTGCTGTTTTTACGCTATCTTTTAAACCTGTAACATCTGTCTGTAATGTAGTAATAGCTCTTGTATGTGACTGCACAGTTTTTTCAACTTCTTCTACTCTAGCAATTGCGCTTCCAGCGTTCTGTGAAGCTGTGGTAGCTTTATCATCTGCACCGTGAATTCCTGCATCAATTTTAGACATGTCAGAGTTATAATCCCCTAAATATGTCGGCTTGTCAGTACCGATATACTGACTTAAATCGTAGTAAGTTGTTTTGTTCGTTGAACTCATAATTTTTTGTCCTCCTTAATTTATAATTTTAATGCTGTTTTAGCATTACTATCGAATGTGTAAGCGCTTAAAGCTTTAGACTGGAATGCGTTTACCGTCAATAATAAAGCGTCAAACTCTCTAGCTGTAATTGGGTTATTGAAATGCAACTCTGCAAGTTTGTAAATTACATTTTGATAAAAAACATACTCACCTGTAAACGGGTCATGCATATATAAGTTGCTATCTACTTTGAACCTTTTTGCACCGTACAAGTCAAACTCTGTACAATTAATTGATAACCCGTCAAATTCTGTGCAAGTTAAATTTAAAGAATCAAACTCGTTGCAAGTCAAAGCATAATAACGTAGATTGTCATACATATCCGCTAACGCTTGGTTTAAACTCGTTCGATATCCCCTTACAGGGTTCAACACTTCCATGTTATATGGCACATAGTCATTGATGTAATCATAGAGTTTTTTAACTTCTGTATCAATATGCGCTCTTGTTTCAGCATTTAAGTCGAATATCAAAATATTCAATGCACCAATCTTATCAAGAAGTTGCGTTTGCACTTTATTGATTTTTTCGTCAAGTTCCGTGTCTTTAGCGTTCATATCCTCTCGGATATTTGTTTCAACTTCTGTGATGTGCTTATAGATATCAGTGTTAATACTGTCAATATATGCTTTCAATTGTGCAATTTTTTCATCCGTATACTGTTTATACGCGTCTGTAAAACCATTTATTGCGTCAATGCACTCGTTGACCTTATATCCAATATAACACAAGCATTCATAATAACTCTGCTTATTACTGTATACACTAGGTACGTCACAGCAAAGTAATGGAAATAAAGGTTTTATATCTCCTGTCATATATTTTCACCTCCTTATTACCAAACTTTTAGAAACAAATCTCGACAAGCTTCTACAAGTTCTCGATTGATATTTTGTATTTGCTCGCGATATTCTGCTATTGCTTCGCTTGTTGATTTTCCTCTTAATCCTGTCTCTTTCGTTTCTCTGTCTCTTTTGCTGTCCTTGTTGTCATTTCCTGAATGGTTATTTTTTGCATTAGTTGTAGCGTTATTGACAGTTTCACCTCTACTCATAGAACTCGCGTAATCTTGCGTAGCAACCGTAACTTGTGGGTTATCACTGTCAATATTCTGATAATTTTGGCTGTTTTTTACTTCGCTTTGTCCTGTATCTGTTGAGTTAGTCGTTGTTTTTTCGTTTCCTTTTTCTGCTTCTGTGATTGTTATATTTACATTTGTAAAAGGGTTATCGTTTTGAATTGCATTATACAATTTTGTATAATACGGTGTCAATTCATGCATTTTTGCTAGAAAAGCTGTTTTCCACATTCCTAGAGCTTCAAAACCTATATAATTATTCCAATACCTAAGTAAAAAGTATGTTTTAAAAGTATACAAGTCTTTTCTATCTTCTGAATAAAATGGGAAATCAAAGTCAAAAAATTTGTCCTGCGTTTTATCAATAATTCTTTGCACAGATAAGTCCATGCACCATAGTTCTTGGAAAGGTATAAAGCTTTCACAAATATCTTTTATAGTTGTCGTGTATTTACTCAATCTCGTCACCCTCTTTCCCTTTTTGCATGTACTTGTCGGGTACATATCCGTTAATCATGGTAGGCAACTCACTGTTGAAGTCAACGGTTACATTAAGATTCCATAACTCATTGATAGCATTTGCACATCTTCGTCTTAATGTTAAACCGACATTTCGATTAGCTTCAATTTGTCCGTTGTTTCCAGCTGTCTCACCTGTGACAAGACGTTCACTTTTTTCCACAGGGTTGCTTTCATATCCTAAAGATGTTAATACCTGTGACCATAAATCTCTTAATTCTTGCTCGCATTTATCCACAATATAAGGTGCGCCCATATTCAAAGCTTTAATATCTTTCAAGTTTAACGAATCGGACACTTTTAACACAGGTAAATAATTATCATACATTTCACCCAATATTTCAAAGCTCATTTTTTCGTTATCAGAAGAAGAAAGAGCAACAGGTGTACGCTGTGCATACATATTGATACCTTTTGTTTTCCAAGTATTTGCCATAGCATCAGCATACATTAAAGCTTTGTAATAATATGGCATAGTCGAGTAGTTATTCCATAAGATACAACTATTTTCTTTACCGTATTCTTCAATATAACCATTAGCTGTGTAAGCAATTCTATCTTGAGGGATATTATAAATATCAGGTAAGCCAGATAATGAAACTTTCATGAATGCATAACCCGCAATTTCATCCTTGATGAATACACCCAACCCATGCCAAAATAAAGTTTGTTCAATGTACATTGGTAAAATTTCTTCTGGTAGATTCTTCCATGTATACCTATTTACAAATATATCGAAAATATCATAAAAAAATATAGATTTAATTGTTTCAAAATCATCAGTAATTTTTTTATTTTTGCATTTTTCAAAAACTCTTAAAGGGTTTCGCATGATATCACCTCCTTAGTCGTTTGATAGACCATAATTTCCGATATCATCAGTATGCCACAATGTTACCCCGTTGTCAAATATATTTCTTAATTTTTTTAACTGGTCTAAGTCGATATTGCCTGTAAAACCGCAATGTGATGTTTTTACATAATTCCAGTATGTCCTAGAACGTAAGTATGGGGTTGTGATTTTATTGATTGGATATCCAAATTGCTCAAAAAAGCTATCTGCCATTTCTGCAAATTGTCTTTTGCATGACATTTCATAGAAGTCCACACCACACTCCTTGATGCCAGTCAATACATTTTCTGATAACGCTTTACCGTGTGTAACTCCTGCATTTCTAGCTCTGTCTGTCTGATTTGCTAACATTCCGAGAGCGTCCCAAAAAGCGTTTGTTGTTTTACCCAGGCCGTTAATTCCTCCCTGTAAACTCCCACCGGCCAATCCTGCTATAGCTGTTCCTGTTCCTATGGTAGCATCGACAGCTGTGTGAACTTGTGATAAAGCAATAGAGCTTTTGTTTTGTGCCAGCCACGCTCTGTAGGTATCTGAGGAAAATGAACACATCGGAAAAGAGGAGTTAATGAGTGCTTCGCTCATTAGTCCATGTCCTAGTTCTTCACGTGTCTTATAATTTTTAGGTGCTGTTAGAACCTGCGGTAGTGTTGCGATTGTTCCGTAGCTGTCAAATTCAATCGACTTATCTCGGTTATAACTGTATTCATATCTGTAGATATGCGTATTGCCTTGATTATTGTCAGCTAAGCAAAATAACCATGGATAAGAATATAACTTTTTATTTTTTGGCTTATATCCCTCAAAAACGTTATCGGAAATCTGCATAGATGTTATTTTAGGTTTAATTTCTTTTCCACCTAGGGCAAGCGTGCATAATTTTGGTGACATGAATAACCCTATAACAGCGTCTTGCGCGCCTTGGTTGTTATAATCTTCCAGTAGTGTGTTAATACCTTTTAATCCATCTTCTGTAGTGACATCATAATGCCCAATACTACCCCAGCAATATACGCCATTTTCCACACGTCCCTCAAACCAACTCTGTTCCGCTGTTCCTCGTGTGACAAAAGCGCAACACTCTGTTGGCGTTAAGTCTAATTTTTTATGTCTTGATACTATTGTTTCACCTGTTTCTATATTGACTGGCGTTAGATTTGCTCCTATCTCGTCTTTACTTCTTGGAATATGGTGATACTCCACAAAGCAAGGCTTGATATTTGCATCATAAAAGTTATTTTGAAAAACGTCTAAAGAAAAGTTGATTCTAGTTGTTTTTTCTGATAACCACTCGATAGAGTCAATAAAGCAAAAGACCCATTCGTTAGAAATACCTGTATTCTGAAAAGCTAAATAATTAAGATTAAGGGCTTTCATCTCTGTGAACGGTACTCTGATATCATAGTTTCCTACTTTAATCGGTGCAAGGTGTGACAAATCAATTCCATTGATATGTTTACGATACAACTCTAAATGATTTAATAAATCTTCTTTCGAGTTGTACAGTCTCACGTGTTCATATTCATCAGACCATGGTACTCCGCTGTATAACCTCAATTTTGTATCGGGGTTGCGTGGTGCAACCCCTCCCTGCGTTGGTAAATTTATCATAGATAATTACCTCCATTAATTATCACGCTTTTGTAAAATTTGCTGTTTTTGTGATAGTTTCATTTGGTCTGTAAATCGCTTTCAATACGATAGTTCCTGTCTCGTCAGCTCCTGTATGTAACAAATGCGTACCCGGGATAACATATGTCTTAGCAGAAGTAGCTCCACTATCGATTTCCAGTGTTACTAAATTCTGGTGATATGTTCCTGTGCCTCCTGTTACAGTTACCTTAACTTCCTCTGTCTGTCCTGCTGTATAAGTTCCAGCTGTGACACTAAGCGTTGGCGTATCAACAACTTTATCAGTCGTAAATACTCGGATTGGATAGAACGGACTTGCACTAATCATTTCAACCTGTGTATAGAAATAATTCCAAGATAAGACATTTGGAAGACGCTGGTCTGTCATTTCTTTGAACTGGTCACGTACGTTAAAGAATCGAACATCACAAAGAACTCCCTGTATTGCGTCATTTCCGAATTTGTCTACAATGACTGTCTGAACTTCAACATCTGCCCTATCCATATGGAACGCATATGCTAATGCGTCAACACTAATCTGTGCATTGACTTCGGGTGTAGTAATCCAAATAAGGTTAGTTGGCATAGCGTGAGATGTTGCTCCAGCTGGATTGTTTTCTGGCAACGGAAAACCAAACTCTCCGACCGCTCTTTTGACCTTAGTTAATAATTTATTTGCTGATGCCGCATCAACAACCTTATCAACTGTCACTGCTGGAAGCACCTCTTTTTCATAACCTACAGTAATCAAATCACGCATGGCTAGATACTCATCCCAGTTTGCTCCTGTGATAGCACTCTCCATTTTTGCAATAATCATGTCCCTGATACCGTACTCGCTAGTAAAAGCTTTTCTAAGATTGCCATATGTAATTGTGACAGGATACTGAATTTCAAGATTGATATTATGGAATACACTCATAATGTAAGACTGATACTGCTGAAATGCATATTTAAAATCAGTCTGTGAATCATAGACACGTCCTTTGCACATATTGACGTATGTTTCTTCATGAGTCTCACCATAACGCATAGGATCTTTTTTGAACCTTGCTAACGGGTTTCTCCATGCAATACTATCTACTGTCTGCATTCCGATACGGTTAATCAGTGACGGTACAATTTCATTTCGAACAGGGGCAAAATTCAGAATATTATCATATACATTCTGTAAGTTGTCTGAGACTTCTACAGGTAAATGGTTCTGAACCTCAAAAGAAAGCTCCTGCTTTACAGCTCTTAATATATTTTTATTTGTTGCTTCTGCCATTTATAATAGCACCTCCTTATTCTGTCTTACCGTTAAAGTCTAAATCTTCTACGGTAATTTTTTCTTCTTTTTCATCTTTCTTTTCTTCACCACCCGCGTTAGTGGCTGATTCTTTCATGCGCTCCTTAAAGCGTTTTTTGTACTCGGTTTCGAGTTTAGTATACTTATCTTTCCATTCGCTGTCAGTTTCACCGCTTCTTTCACTCTCATAATTCTGTAAGAATTCAATAGCATCACCGTGTTCTTCTACGTCTGACACTGCATCAATTAATTCGTTTAAAGCTTCTTCAAAATCCATATAATAGTTTACCTCCTTATATTTAGTGTCACCCTTTTACAATTTTCATTATATCACCACGGAAAGAAAAAGTAAAGTGGCATTTTTGTTTTTCTTGAATGGGGGTGAATTGGGTAAGGTGATAATTTCTGTAAATATGCATACCATTTTAGCGCGTTCTTTTTCCGCTCTTCTTCTTTTTCCACTCCTGCACGCTCGAAATTTTTTAAAAATACAGACGCTAGATAATCGGGTTCTTTCGTGGACTTCCGAAACTCTTCCCATGATATCGGATATTTCGTTGTCTCAATCCACTGACCGCTAATTACTGTTTCTTCATCGAGCCAAACGCATTGATAGTAACCGTCTGTGATATCATACCCGTGAGCGTTCGCCCAATCTGTATAGACTGTGGCTGGTGTCCACTGTACAAGCCCATAACCTCCATTATAATTTCCCTCTTTTAGTGACTGCCATAATTCAGGGTTGATATTAGATTCTATCTCCATATTTCCTAGCATTCCTGCAATTGCGTTCAAGGTAAAATCTTTGAAAAACATAGTGCTATAGAATACATATGCGTTGTTTCTCATTTCATCGTCTGTCAAATACCGATTTCCATGAATCCATTCAAGGGGCATTCCTGCACTATCGCCATAGCGATATATTTTAGTCCACGCTGACGGTTTCGATATATATGTATTAATGCTGACTTGTTCGGTCAATGGATAACGCCCACTGTGCGCGCCCATTGTGATACCTCCGTTACCTTCTCCTGCACCTTGATACACCATTTCAGTGTGACCACTACGCCATACCACGTCCCCAGCTTGCCACGCTTCGTTAATATTTATTTCTTTGAACCCTGCCTGTAATAGGTATCCCTCTTCTGTCCTTGTGGTAAACCATGGGTTCACTGAGAAAAATCCTGCTTCTGTTAATGCTTTTGAGATAAAAGAGCTACAGTCATAATAAGTAATACCGTTAACAGTCTGCCCCCTTCGGTATTGTTGTGAATAACCAATATTTGGAGCATTGCAGGTATTAATCGCCCACTGATACGCCACATTGATATTTGGCATTTTTACTGACCTCCTTAAAAATGTTTCACGTGAAACATTTTTGTTCCACGTGAATAAAAACTAAATCATGTATAACATATCTTTCGCATAAACAATTTCAATTCCACAAGCACGTGCAAGACCTCTGCCAAATGTTCCGGGGCATTCCACTCCGTTCGGGTCTTTTCCCTGTAACAAGCATAAGATTTCAAGAGCTGTGACAAGAAACTGTGTTTCACCACGTTTCACATAATGCTTTCCGGCTTTTGCTAAAGTCTTTTTTCCTACAATACCATCCTCTGCAATAGTATAGCCGTAGTCTGCGTTCATGGCTCTTTGTACTACGCGAACCGCCATTCTTTTCGTGTCTCTTCCTACAATACCATCAACAGCGATTCTATGCTGTGTAAAATTGATAGCGTGCTGTTGTCCGATAGCGATTAATTCATTTCTTGGTTTTGCATGACTAATAGGTGGCTGTGGTGTAGTAGGTGTAGTACTTGAAACTGCATAATCTTTGTAAACATGGTTCACATCACATCTCCCTTTAATACCGTCAACAGACCCGTTACTGGAATACTGCCATATGTCCACATTATCTACACCTAGTACATTCGCGTAACGGGCTATCCACAAATCATACCCCCATGTTTCACCAATGTAATTCTCGAACCATGATTTACTAGCATAGATTCCAGCCTTGTAACCGTTCGTCAGCATCGCATCGCAAAAACGTTTTGCGTTGTGCTTTGCAACGCCTTGCGTGCCTTTTTCTTCACTGTCGAAAAATACAGGTAAAGTAGGCGCGTGTCCTTGTAACAATCTAAGACAGTGTCTAATTTCACCCTCAATTTTTGAAGTTGTTTTTGCGTAGGAATAGAAATATACACCGTATGGAATTCCCAATCTTTCACATTCACTTACATTTCTACTCCATTGTTTATCATCCTGTGATGTCATATCCTGACCATAACCGCAACGAATGATAACATAGTCCACAGCGTTTTTTAACCGTTCAAAATCAATAACTCCGTTGTGATAAGAAATATCTACTGCTTTTTTTACTGTCATGTTTAATCCTCCTTTTTCTGCTCAAATGTATCACATATTCTTTGAAGCGCAAGCGTATTATTGTTTAAAGCTTCTGTAATGTCTGCCATTTCCTGCTTATGCGATTCGTTTAGTTTGTCCATACGTGCATCATTTTTATCCTCTCTATATTTTACGTACCACATGGACGCAATTGCAACAACTGTAGGTAATCCTACTGTGTTAATAGCTGTCATGACTTCCTGCATATTTTCATCTCCTTTTTTCTATCATAGCATAAATAGAATATTTTGTAAATAAAAATGTTTCACATGAAACACTGTCCACGTGAAACATATTGTACGTTACAAAATAATCGAATCAAAGGGAACGCAAGACCAAAAATTGATATCAGACTACTTGTCTATGTGCGCGTATATCAATTACAATGTTCGTGTTATTTTGGGTACGATATTATAATAGCACATATACTTCAAAATGTCAATGTTTCAAGTGAAACATTAAAATGATATGACATCAAATATCATGTTCTTACATTCCAAATTTTCGAACAAAAGCAACCCTCTATTGAAATATTCTCGTAGCATCGTTACAATATAATGAGTTGAATTCACACGGATAGCCGTGTTATCGATAACATCAGTTTTTGTAAAGCATATCCTTACTGGGAAACTGTCATCAGAACCAGTTGATATATACATATAAGTATCGTATCTTCTCACGTTATACATTTTTTCATTAAATCTAATTGTACAAATATATCGCGATTGGCCGCTAGGTTTACCTATTAAGCAATCATTGTCATTCAAATATTTATTTTCACTAGCGTATTCATTATAACTTGCACCTTGAAATGCCCTAGCTATACCGCTTTCTTTATATGCGGTTGAAGCATTTTCATTATAAGTTCGTTCAAATACCCAACCGTCACCGCGTAAAAATTTAGTATTATATTTTAACATTTTATTTATCCCAAAAACGCTATAATAAGGGTTCAATAATGATACGGTATTAGAAGCCATATATAGCATAACTCTTCTATGTTGCTTTCCATGGCCTGCACTAATAGTTGTGAGTAATGATAAAAGCTTATTTACTTCATTTGGCAAATAAATATTATCTTCGTCTTGATATTCATCAAAAAATACAGAACGGATATTTACAAATAAGCCACGCATTTTTTTATATTTTCTAGCGACAGACAGAGCTAAACAATAACCACATGGCTCTTCATTTAAAAATAATTGTACTAATGACCCATTCATCAAAATTTTTTCAGTCATTACATAACCGTCGAATTTTTCAGATATATCACCAAAATATGTATCAGCACAGTTTTTCATATCAACTACATTTCGATATAGATAGATAAATTGGTTTTCGGGTCTATATTTATCTTTTAAAAAGTCAGAAACTTGTCTACACTTAATGGAATAGCTTTTGCCTGCTGTTCTATTTCCATCTACAATATAAATGTCGGGCGTTTCTCCGTTTTTATCTTTTAAAGTTAATAGTCTGTCGCAATGATAAAAGCCATCTTTTTTCGTTTTAATACCTCCATAATGTTTCACGTGAAACATTTATTTTTTTTTAAAAAGAGGTGGCGCATAGCCACCCCTCTTTATAAGAAGAGAACATAAAATGGTATTCTCACGGCATCATGTTATAAATTTGATACGTCTAAGATGCAATTAATATAATCGCGTCCTGCTTTTGTCTTTCCACTAATTTTAATGATAGAAAATTTTTCGCCATCCATAACGTTTTCAATCTCTTTCAAAGAATGTCTAAAAGTTGCAGACTGTCCTGAATATACTTTCTTGTCTGGCGTAATAATACTTACAATCTCCTGTACATCTTCGTTATCCTTTACATCATTAAAAATAATATATCCATCAATCGGGATTGATTCTCCGTCACCGATATTTTTTAATGGCTCAATGTCGGGTGCTGTAGTCATAAGATATTTCTCTACCTTTGTAAACTCTCTACTCATTTCTTTAATTTCTATCATAATAATCTGCCTCCTGTTTTCCTTCTAATCTTCCTTTTTCATTTCCTTTAACTCTGCTTCAGTTACAATTTTTTCGCTATTGACAAATGAATTGAGTAAGAACTGTTCGGCAGTCATGACACGTTTCTCTAATTTGAATTTAATATCCAAAATGGAAACGATATCTCCTTTGTACTGTTTTTCAATCAAGATTTCCGCTTTTTCTCTTGTCCTACAATTTGCTAGTTTCTCGTCAAAGCAATCTTTCTTGATTTCACCTGTCTCCTTGTCTTTGTAGATTCTTTCAATAGATACTTCTGCCGTTACTAATGTCCTAGTAATCATCTTGCTTTCCTCCTTTTTTCTGTTTTTGTGAGTGTGAATTGAAATGTAATATGATTTATTTATTACATTATTATAATAACACAACAACTAAATATAGTCAAGTATTATATTATAATTTTTTTATCTTTTTGTTCGTGTATATTGAAGTCTTTATTTCTTAATACTATACCACCTTTTACTCGCTCTGCTTTTAAGTTACAACTATACATACTAAGTCCAGTGGATAATTCTGAAATGTCTCTTCCATCTTCGACAAATTTCTTTTTCGCTTGACTACTCATTCCACAAGCTTTTATATCAAGATAAGGCTCACAAGGTGTATGATTCTCTTCTACAATATGTTCAGCGTATGTCTTTTGACGCTCATAATATGCAAAATCAAATGTACTTTCGCATTTCCAACAGCAAAAATTATTAGAATGCTCAACAACCTTATTTGCTTTATCTAATCCAATCAAATGAATAGAATCAGTATCAGCGTAACAGAATCTATCATAATTAGCCATAGCATGACGTATTGTAAAATTCATTGCATAAGATGTTATAGCACTACCAATAGGAATATACCCAACTTTCTTTTCATGCTCTTCATGCATAATAAATCTGATAATTCCATCTTCATCAAGATATGGCTCTTTATACGAAGAGTTGTCAGACATGGCAAATTTTCCATAAAGGTTATTTAAAAA